AAAACTTCTTAATATCCTCCTCAAACTTAGCCCACTCTTCTCTTAAGAATTGAAGTGTTGGATTGGTTGGAGATTTGATTTTAAGCCATTCAATAGCCGTTCCAACAGATACCGCTTCGTGATAAGGAGAAGCAAAGCCGGGGGTGGCGGTGGTATCGTTATAAACAAAAGCGTGAGCCCCTCTGTCAAAATAAACCTTTAAGCCGTTAGTTGAAGCGTAGTTTGAAGCAGGAAAAAGCTCTATGGTATTACCGATTAAACGATAATATACCGGCTCGCAGTCGGTTTCATTAAACTCGTCAATCGCTTCGGGTATTTGGTCTTGAAAGATTTGAACCAATCTAAACCAATCACCATTAGAATTTTTACACTCAACTCTTTGGACAGTTAGGGCGTCAGACGGCAAGGCATAAGTTGTCTGGGCACTAACTAAATTGGTTGTTGCCTGTGGCAAATCCGTTTCATTAGAATCGTCATATTTCCAGACTCCTTGCGAGGTGAAAATCCAATGCCAAATCTTACTGCTTATCTTATTGGCGTAAGCAGTAAATTCTCTTAGGCGGTCAGTATCTCCGGAAATCCAAGTAGCACCCATATTAATATAGCGTTCTACCTGTTGGATGATTCCATTTTTGTTAGTGGTATCGTTGTAAGTCATATTAGTATTTGATAAATAGCGTTGATAAATCTATTTGTTTGTAATGAGAGCATTTATAATCCCAGTGAGTCCAGATTTTAATTCCTTGCTCTCTACATCGCTGACAAAAGGCTAAGTCAGTTGAAACAAGTCTTAAGTCTTCTTCATCTCTTATGGTAGTAAAAGGATGTTTAATCTTTTCCAAGACATCCCTTCTGATAAGAATACAACCGCTTCCGACCGCTTCTGCTTCTTGTAATCCCTCCCCCACTTCTTTAATCGGATAACCGCCCCTAAAGACATTCCAAAACAACTCTGTTAGTCCCTTAATCGGCGACATTTGAATTGGTGTTGGCAGTCCGATAACTTCTTTATCCAAGTCAATTAAATCTAAGACATTCTTAGGGGGCGGATTATCTGCGTCTATTTGGAGCATATAATCCCAATCACCGCTTAAAAAATGTTTTACCATTATGTTTCTATGCTCTCCTATACCCCTCATCTGAGAAATACAAGTGTCTATTTCATATTTAGTATTATTAAGCAATATTTGGCATAATACGCCGACTACCGAGTGATGTATTTGTCCTTCTGTTGGAATGACTATCAGGACTTTTTTACGAGTTTCCATCCGCTTTGTAATAATTTATTAAAGGCTTCTTCTTTATAAAAAGCTAATCTGCTAAACTGGTCTTTGCCGTCAACTTCTATTTTAATATGTGGCTCTATCGCTATCAGTCTTAATCCCTTCTTGCGAGCCAACCAAGAAAGATATAAATCTTCTACCTTATCAAACTCTGGTGGCAAGTCTTGAAGTATCGGCTCTTCATCAAATATCTTTCTGTCAAGTATCATTCCGCCCGTTCCGACATAATCAACTTCCGTTCCTACTGGTGAGTAAGGTATTGAATCCCAATAACTGTCGTTATTAAATATTCTGGTGAACCAACCCTTAATGGCGTCAGGTTCGTATTGGCTCATCATATACTCCACAAAATCAGGCTCTAAGCTTTCATCGTCATCAATAAAGATAATCGGGTTTCCTTTGACTTGTTTGGCGAGTTTAAATCGTGCCGAGCTTCCTTGATTATCCTTAGTGTTATCCCAGACATTAAAGTTAAAGTCTTTTCTTGTCTGCTTATCAAGTTGTTCTCTTATTATAGGCAACCTTTCGGGTCGGCTATAACTGCACATACATATCTCTATCTTCGTATCCATAAACAATTTTAGATTCTTCTTGTTTTCTTTGATAATAATCAGGCTTTTCCGCTTCTTGCTTTTCCGTATCGTGTCTAACCCTAATGTCCTCAACTACTCCGCACTTCTTATTCTTACAAAACCAAGTATCCCAGCCCCGAGCCATATACCTGTTAGGAAACAGCTCATCATAGTTTTCCGCCTCAGTTAGTAAGCAAGCACCGCCAACGCTTAAGGTCATTCCTATTCCGTTATCGTCTAAAATCCTGTCAGGGCCACCTTTGCCTTTACAAATTCCTTCTACAAACGGAGTTAAAACATCATAATCTCTGGCTTCATAAGTATCTATCAGTCTTGTCAACCAGCCAGCTTCAGGAAACTCCAAGTCATTATCAAGCTTTAAAACATATCTGTAATCACGGAAATGGTTAGTGTAAAGCAATAAAATGTTGATTGCCGTCCATAATCCTGTGTTTCTTGGCAGTTTAATGGCGTCTTTCAGCCATTCAGCCGTTCCGTCTGTGCTTCCATTATCTATAATGAAGTGGTCAAATTCTTCTCCGCAATCTTTTAACTGCTCTAACATTCGCTTAGTATAATCAAGCCTATCTCTTGTCAGAGTATAAACGGCTAATTTTTTTCTTGATTTTAGTAGTAGTCTGTCCATCGTAGTATTTAAGATTTACTGGTTTACAATGATATTTTTCTGCCGATTTAATTTCGTCAGACTCAAAGCCGTCCCCTGAGAAGATAAGGTGGCAATCCCTTAGGTTAGGTTTTAAGGTTGTCTGCCGTCTTACTTCACAAACTTCAGGTAAGGCCTCAAGTATTTCTTTTCGTTCCCTATAAGGTATGATTGTCTTCTTGTATTGTGGGCAGTCAAGCAACCCAATAACCAAGTAATCACACCGCTTATAAGCCTTTCTAATCGCTTTCAGGTGTCCAATATGAAATAAATCCGCAGTCATTGGCAAATAGCCGATTTTCATACACATATCTAAAATTATTTAATTGTCCGCCAGTTGATTGATAAACTCCGTTATTAATGACAATAATTTCCAAGTTTTTTGGTCTATATTTGGCAACTGTTGAAAGAGAACCAAGTTTCATCAATAACGACCCTTCGCCGATCACTACCACCACATCTCTATCGCTATTTAAAGCCAGTCCTAATCCCACGGCAATCGCACAGCCCATAGCACCCTTAACCTTAATCGCACTATCGGGCAGGTCATTGGATATACTGCCCAGCGAGCCGACAATGGTCTTACCGCTTTCTGATAATTTCAAGAGATATTCTTTCTGTGTCATAAGGTAAAAGTTTAATTAAATCCTCTAAGATGTCTGACATCACTTTATGCTGGGGTTCTTGCCGTCCTGTTGAAATAATCAAATTCATTTCAATTCCTTCAGGTATCACATAAGAAGTCAAAGCGTTTAAAGCATTACAGAAGCCGTCTGCCGACATAAAGACATTTGCTCTTTTACCTGTTGCCAAGTAGTATCCAGCTCCATAACCAACCGCCTCCCCCTCATCTGTGGCCGTGAGATAAACCTTGTCCTTTAAATATTCGGATAATAACTTATCCGGAACGCCTACATATCGCATAAATCAAATATGGTTTTAATATCGGCTAAATCTTCCTTGCCTTCAAGATAATTCATCATTCCTTTAAGTGAAGCCCTAAATATCTGATTGGCGTTAATGGTAATGTCAAAGGGATGATTATCGGGTAGGGTATAGGTAGTCGGAATAGCAATTAAAGTATCACTAAACTTCTCCCTAAACTTTGTCGCAAATTCCATAACCTCTTTGGCTTCCACTTTTTCCTTAGAGTGTATCAATATCCCTTCAGCTCCCGCTTTTAGATAAGCTTCAGCCCTGATTAACGCCTCATAAACGGAGTGTTTGGCAATCAAGCTCTCTAACCGGGCAAAGGTTCTAATCTCACTATCGGCAATCTGTATCTTTCTACAAAAGACATCAACATCTTCCAGTTCGTGTTTGCCGTTTTCCAGTAAAGAGTTTTGCTTTGTGCCTCTTTTGTCTTCCATTACCACTCCCCAAGCTCCAGCTTCTTTAAGCCATTTAATATAATATTGTAAATGTTCAATGTTTCCGCCAGTATCAATATCAACCAAAATCGGCTTTGTCGTGTTGTTAGCGATTTCCCTGACTAAATCGGCTCTTTCTTTTAAAGAAACCAATTCATTATCAGGCAGACCTTTTGAAGCCGATTGTGTAAGCGATGAAACCCACACACCATCGTATTCAGACCTGTCCACTAATTTAGCGGATATACCATTGAAAGCTTCGCAAAATGTCATAATTTATCTAAACAATCTTTAATTACTCTTCTAATCGCTTCGCCGTGCGGAACTCCCTTTAAGGTTAAGGGATATGAGGCGGGATGAGTCAGGTTGGTCGGGTGTTGCTCAATCAGCTTGCCCATATAAATTCCAACCTCTACTAATTCGTTATCCGAACAAACATTCAAGTAATCAACTAAGTGCCCCAAGATGTCAAACACCGTATTTCTTCTATCTTTTTTAGACAACTTAATTTTGAAGGGAGGGATGACTGTTGACGGCTTGTCAGTAGAAATATTCTTTTTAGTTTTTCCCCAGACGACAGCGTGGGTGGTTTCACTCGCACCCGACCCCGTTGTCGGTATAGCAATACATTTTTTTCCATATTTTTTAGCGTAAATTTTAGCTTCATCTATGGTCGCACCGCCACCGATTGCTATCACTAAGTCGTCTGCGTGCTTTTTATTGTGTTTACTGGCGAATATTTTCATATACATTAGGGCTATATTTAGGGTCTCTATAACTATACTCAGCTTTGCCGACCTTTGTTTTCCAGTCTCCGTATCTTTCAGTTAAAAACTTTTCTATCTTGCCAACTGTTTCAAGCTCCAATCCCAAAAAGGTTATCTTGCCATATTCATCAAAAATATCAGGGCTATAATCATATCTTAAATATCCCATATCCCCGATGTTATAAACCTTGCCGTTTCTTTCGTCATTTAACATTCTCATTATGTCAATGTGATTGCCGTTTCTTTCCCAACAACCGCCGTGCCAAACACCTCCCCAAAACACCATTTTCCTGTTAATAAATCCTTCATCTTCAAGTCTTGTGGCAACATTCCCAAACTTATAAAACTGGTCGTCCATTATTCCCAGGTCAATGTCATTCTCATCTCCTTCACAAAAGCCTCCGTCTCTATAAGCTCCCAGTAGGTTGCCTTCCATTAACATAAATCTCATTCCTTCTTCATCGGCTATCCGTTTAAAGTCTGTTAAGTTTTGTTTTGCTATTAGCTCCAAGTCCATATGTCTCTATCGGTATAAAGTTTTTTAATCTCCCGATACATCTTCGGGTTTTTGCCATTAACGGGACAATCAAGTATTTCCATACAACAATTATGAAGTAAAATGTGGTCGCTATGTCCATATTCTCCATAAGCATTGTGCGTCCAGACTTCATCGGCTACTAAATCTTTAAGTTTCTCGCAAATATCACGATAATTCTGCTCATATTGAGGATATTTTTCAGGATTTTTCCAATAGCCACTCTCTTCTAAGCCCCAACATTCCACATTTAAGGGATGATTTTTAACTGCGTCTAATCTTGCTTCCTTAAAATAAGGTCTATCCTCTCTACCAGCAAAAACAATGATGATTTTGTCAAACTCTTCGGGGTTAAACCATAAAATTTCGTCATCTCCATGGGCTACGATTAATACCTTCATAGTTTTATCAATTCTTTATTTGGTAAAACGCAATGACCGCCTATTTCTTTCATTATTGGATTAAGTGTCGGTCTAACATATTCCTTATGACCCAGTTCAGTGTATCCTTCATTATAAGTCAGGTTAAATAAGGTATAAGCTTCATTGAAATTAACTCCTTTTTCAAGGCAAATCTTCTTAGCTCTTAGCGTAAACTCTATGCAAGCCCTGTAAAATTCGGTATCAAGCAGTTTTCCCAGTTCTGTTGTTTCGGGATTATCGCATAACATAACCTTAATGCCGTGTTTTCTAAACTCATCAGCTACACCGGAAGCATCAACCCCGCCAAGAAACTTCACAAAAGTCATTACTCCTTCATATAAGTTGGGGTGTATGCCCCTAATCGGCGAATGTATCGCCCCGCATTTTCTACTTGTGCCAACAGGAACGGTGCTATGAATAATAGTGTATTTAGGTTGATAAGTATCTTGAAACAAGCCAACTACATCAACAAAATCATCAGAATAAGGGATACAAATATGAATTACATCAAAAGTTCCTTCCGCTTCTTGACCTTTATCAATTCCTTCGCAATCAAATACTTTTTGTATGGCCTTGCCTACCTCGCCCAGACCAATAACGAGATGTCTCATAATTTATGTTTTTCTTTTATCTTTAAAAATGCTTCTTCTATGCCTACTTTGCCGTTGTGAGTTATGCCGTCTCTTACATCAGTATCAAAGATTATCTCTCCGCAGAATACTCCTTTCTTACCATTTTCTAACATTGTCAGCCATAAATCCCAATCTTGAAACCTGCCTAAGCTCTCATCAAATCCGGGGAAGTCTTTAGTTCTTATCAGGCTCATTGTTGAGATGTAATTCGTCAACAACAGCAAGTCTTCATCAAACTCTTGGTCGCAATAGACATTTCCGTCCATCACATAAGCTCCGTAGCTATAAGACGCTTCAGGATTGCGTTCTAAGGCCTCTAAAAGGCTTTCTAAGGCGTTTTCTCGCCATTTAATATCATCATCGCTAAATAAGACAAATTCAGTATCTACCTGCTCAAATCCCTTATTCCTTGCCCAGTTCGCCCCCTTCTTCTGCTTGTCCTCCACTACTATCGTCTTCACTCCCTTCGGCAAGCTCTTTAGTGTCGTCTCCGCTGTCGTTGTTGTTGGTATCACTACCGTTATTTTCGTTATTCTGTTCATTGGCTTTTTGTTCTTTGTAATAAACCTTAAATTCTTCTAAACGGTCAGCAATGTTTAAGAATACCTTGCCCTTATCCTCGCCTTCTTGTTCTAAGTAGCATTTGGATAAGTCTTCAAATTCCCCAAACTCTACACTTTCTAATTCCCTGATAACTTCCGGTCTAATCAATTCATCTTCCCTTTGTATCTTAGCTAAATGCTTATTGACCTCTTCTTCAATTTCACCGCCTCTTTTTCTTAATTCGTCAGCTTCTTTTTCAAGCTCGTTTAATCTGTCAATGATTTCTTGTTTCTTTGATAAAGATTGAAAAATCCTATCGTTTTGTATTTCTATTTTTCTCATATTTTTGAATATGCTTCTCGCCACAAATGGGCGTTATTATTTATATCGTATTTGCTTAGCACATAATCCTTAGCGTTTTTGCCGATTGCCGTCCTTAATTCTTTATCTTGGATTAAAAGCTCAACTTTCTCTTCCCAATCATCAGTTGCCAATATCCCGTTAGAGCCGTCTAATTCTTGATATGGGCCGTCAGTCATTGCTTGAGCGACAACAGGTATTTCCAACATCGCCGCCTCTAAGAATTTAAGATTAGATTTACAACGATTAAAGTAGTTATCCTCTCTCGGTATTAGCATTATGTCTAATCTGGTCTGCTCTAAAACATCAATATAATCTTTCATCTCGCACCAAGGCAGATGCTCTAAATTCTTTAGGCTGTCCCAAAAAGCATATTCTTTGTAATGAACTGATTCCACTAAAGGGTTTTCTTTTCGTTTCACTCCCTTCCATAAGCCGAACATCACTAGTTGGACTCTCTCGTCAGCATCAAGTTTCCTTAGTAAGTCTTTAATTTCCTTAAAGTCTTGATGATATGCTACCGAACCGACAATACCTATTCTTACCTTATCTGTTTCGTTTTTAAGCGGATTTTTAGGCCAATCATCAGGATTAACGCAATTAGGCAAGACAATCGTATTAGGATTAAACTTCTTATATTCTTCAGCCAGTATCGGAGTTGAGGCGGTAACTAAATCGCAGTTTCTAATAAAGTTATAGGTGACATTGTTAAGCCTGTCTTTGTTCTCATAAAACCCCTTTTCATCAAGCGTCTTAAAGGCTGAATTTTCTCCCAGTTGGAAGGTATCATCGTTATCAAAGACAATCTTTTTACCCGCCTTTTTTAAGGCAATTGCCATTCTATGATGCCAGTTGGTATTGGCTCTATGAAAGACAATTATATCCGAGCTTAACGCTTCTTGAGTCTGTTGCTTTTCACTCTTCATCTTAGTAAGTCCGTTATAATTTCCTCTCCAACCATTAATAATCATCGGCAGAAAGCACCTAACATAGTAGCAACCCAAATGATTCGGGCTGTTTCCAAAAAAATAAACTCTCATATTACCTATATGTTTTCCACTTCTTGAGTTTCTCCATTCGTTGTCGGCGTTTCTCCGCTCGCATCAAGTTTTCCAATTTGCTCCACGGTATAGAGACCTTTTTGGATTCTTGGGATTCTTTCCCCTGTAAGGGGGTTGATAAAGATTCTTTCACGGTTAGTAATATTAATTTCAATCGCCATAATAATTCCTTTCAGACCTCGGGTAAAAGCCGGTCTGAGGGCTACCCGAAGCAATTATGTTAAAAACTAAATTGATTAAGAACTCTTAGCTTTAATCCAGACGCCAGAGGTGTCTCGGTTTTCAATCACACCAAACAAGATGTCTGCTGTAACCAAAGTTCCAAGATATTCTTGGACATACTGGGTTTGTAGTCTAACTACACCGCCTTCTCCACTCATTCCACCACTAAGGTTGGAAGTTGCGAAGTTAAGAGCATCTCTTCCTGCTAACATACCGTCACGATGACCTAAGTAAGTTCCCAGCAATGAAGTCTTGATGACAGGAATGCCATACAATTTATAAACTTCACCCTTTAGAACAGGGTCAGCTCCGTTAGTGTTAGTTAATAGAGAGAATTTGTTGATGCCCTGAATCTGATTCCAGATTACATTCGGATGCAAGAAGAACGCTCTGTCGTTTTCCGGAACATTGGCACTATCCAAGTAAGCGATAGCGGCTCTGATGTTAGAATCTCTCAAAGCCAATGCTGAAGAACCAACAGTCTGAGAGAAACCACGGCAAAGATTTAACAATGCCTGTTCCAACTCTTTAGCTACGGTGTAGCCCGCATTCTTCATGAACTTCTCTTGCATTCTGTAAGATTTCTTCCAGAAAGCATCTACAATGTCTTCAACCAAGAAAGAAACTTCCTTCCAAGTGTTGATAGTCAAAGTGACTTTTCCACTTGTCTGGTCGTTTAGGGTTACGGCTGAACCTTGAGTCTTGGTATTTGCGGTCATTTGAGAAATGTTCGGGATATAGATAATGTTGCCACCACCTACAACCTCATCGGACAAATCCTCAAAGAACGCTGCCGCTTTTAACTCTTGACGATAAAAATCGTTGAGTTTTTCACCCCAGATAGCTGGAATGAACGACGCTTGAGTCGTTGTATCCATGTTACCTGAGCCTAAGCCCGCTGCCATATTTGTTGTGTGTTAAAGAACGATGTTCGGGTTTAATTTCCTGTTGCTTTTTTCCAAGCTTCCTTATGTTCGTCTCGGCTCATTCCCGGCTTAATCAGTTGTTCGGTTTTTGCTACCGCACGACCTGAACCGCCTAACTGAGCCGCCTTTGATTTAGCTTCTTCGGCCTTCTTTTCCTTAAAAGCTATAATCATCGGGTCTTCTAAAGCTTCTTTGAGTGAGATTCCAGAACCTTTTGCTAAAACTTTCGCCTTATCAATCACTTCTTCATCTTCACCCTTAGCTATCAGGACTAATTCATCCCTACTAACCTGTTCTTGGTTAATTAAAGGTTTAGCGTTGATTTTTTGTTCTAACTCTTTGGCTTTTGCTTCTTCCGCTTTTAAGCGGGCATAAAGCTTTTTGTTAGTTGCTTCCAGTTTACGATAATCGTCAACTGTCAGCTGAGGCTCAACTTCCCCGTCAATTTGCGGTTTTTCTTCCGTGACATTTTCAGAGTTGTCAATCTCGGTTTCCTCTACCTCTTGGTTTTGGATTTCTTCGTTTTCCATATTAAAAGTTATGGTCTTAATGCGATTTTAAAAAGATTCGCTACTTATAAGTTATTGGTTTAGTTTCGTTTCCTCCGTAAAGCGTCTTTAGCTTGTTAATGACAAAATTAATGTGAGCCTCCGCTTTCTTCTTGGCTAAGATATGTATTGCTATATCCTCATATCTGCCATCTACATAATCTTCCATTGGCTCTTTAAGAAGTTTCTCTATTTCTATCCAGATTTCACTGCTCAGTAATGATTTGATTTGTTCTTTAATTGGATTTTCCATATTATTGACTATCTACCATTGACATTAATTTATCTCCTTGCGGTTGTTGGGGAGGTTGACCAGCCCCTGCCTGTTGTGCTACTTGTGCCTGTTCTTTCGGTGTCAGCTTCCACCAACTAATCCCATTATTTTCGCAATATTGTTTGAATAAGGGAATATTATTGATTGCCGGATTAGCTTGAACCATTTGTAAGGCATTAAACATGGCGTCATTCTGTTGTTGTTTATCGTAAGACTCTCCGGTAATATTGAATTTGACTCCGTATTTAAAGTTAAAGAAACCTTTGGGCAATTCTATCTTTCTGCCGATTTTAGGCAGTTGACTGTCAGCCTCTTCGCCTATTTGGTCTAACATTATTTGGTCAACAAGATTTCCCGTAAGCATTGCTTCAATAGCCATTTTGCTCTTAACCGCTTTATCGTAAATATCAATATCGCCATCATCTTCGGTTATCTCTAACAATTCTTCTTTATTCCAGCCCTTAACTACGCTGGGTAAGATATTATCCATTAGGATTTCTTCTAACTCATTGCCAATTCTGTCCCTAATGGATTTAAAAGCTGATTTCGCGGCGTTAGCCAAGGTAGCAAGGCTTCTAAATGGTGTGCCACTTGGTAACGCTTCTCCCTGAACAATATCCGGAGTTAAACATAGTTTATCCGCCTGTGCTTCAATCGTTTGTAATTCATTAAGCAAGGTGGCAAAAGCCCTATTATCAATTCCTATCTGTTGTAAATCGGTTGATTTAATAATCTGTCCATTAACCGCCTGCTCTAAGACATTAGCCCCGATTTCAGTATCGGAAGCCCTTAATAAAAGCAAAGAGGCTATTTCGGTTGATTGAGCATTCTGATTGACTAAGGTATTGGCTCTTTCCTGTAATTTATAAAGCCGTTCTACAATACCAACCCTCTGCCAGCGTCCTCGGTATTTACCAATATGGAAATCCCGATAAGGATAATCATCTTCGTTATATTCTTCATCAAAGAGAACTATCTCTTTATCGCCAAAGTTATATCCGATTTGATGGACTAACCTTGCTTCATTGTCTTCTAAAACCTCGCCCCAGAACTCCCAGACTTCATAAACTCCGCCTTCTTGAGTGTCTAAATCAAGCAATTTATCGGTGTTATCCCAGACATCTGACTTTCTTTTAATCTCATAAGGGGTTAGATAATGAAGTTCTACTACGGGGACATCTTTTAATCTTTTGGCAGTCTGATTAAAATAAAGGTTTCTTAAATCAACTTCTTCAATGGTTGTCTCTTTGTTATCAACTATCTTCCAGACTGCAGAACCAAAGGCAGCCACGCCATCAGTTAAATCATCAAGCAAAGAAGCTATACCAGCTTCTCTTAACCAGCGTTTTAACTTAATTCTAAGTATCCAAGCCTGAACAAAGTTAGTTTCACCAATCCCATAAGGCATTAAGTCCTTAGTGTCTAAGTCAATGTTCTTGGCAAAGTGAGTAATACGATGAGACGCTAAGTCCCAAAAAATAGCATTTTCATTTGAACATTCCATAAACCTCTGATTAAGATAAAGGTTTATGCGTTGAATATTCTTATATTGGTTGAATTTATATCCTTTGGTTATCTCCAGCTCTTCGCTTTTAAACTTATCTATAATCTCCAAAGCCAGAGCCGATATTTTCTTTTTCATATTTTTTAGTCTTCAAGGAATGAGATTTCTGTCCATTTTTTATCTTTAATAAAACTTAATGAATGTATAGTTCCTCCATATTCAGGAGTAAATTGGCTATCCTTTTTAAAATATATGCCTTTTTCTTTGTTTTCTGATGAAAAATTAGATAAATACTTAAAATTATCAAAAACTAATTTACCTAAGCGATAAGCCGTTATCATTTGTTTTATCTTTTTCATATAAATTGAGTTTTGTTGGTGTTATTAAACTGATTAACAACGGGTTTATAACTGTCTAAGGCATATCTGATAGCGTCCATAGAATGGTCAAATCCGACATCAGGTTCGTTAGTTATTTTTCCGTCCTTATCCTGTTTAAATAGGTAATTCCTATATTCTTTAATAAGATTTAAGCTTCGCTTAGTCATTGAGCATTTCTGGTCTTGAACATATTGGATTCCCTTATTGACGCTTCCTTGACCCTTTAAAGCCGGGAAGATATTTACTCCATAACTTTTAATTTCATCAATGCTTTTAGGTTCGGCACTATCAGCCAAAACCATTGCTTGAGGCTGATTATTTAAAATGTCCGCTATTTGCTTATTACTTAATCCTTTTTGAAAACAAACTTCATCAAAGATAAATCCTCCATTATATTTATAGACCGCAATTATCGCAGTCGGGTCGCTACTATATCCAAAGTCAAGTCCATATCTCTCTAATCTGGCTTCGTGCGGTATTTCATCAATTATCTGCCAATCTTTATAAATCTTTCCTTCAACTTCTCCCAGTTGTCCCAGTCCATATACTAACCACCAATTTTTATTGTTTCTATGGCTTTCTATTTCCTTGATAATAATCTCATCTAAAGCTTCATTATCCTTATAAGTTAGGGTAATAAAGTCCACATCATCTCTATTCGGCAACATCTCGCTATAAAAGTAAAACTCACAACTCGGATTCCAGTCCATCCAGACTATCTTTTTGGTTCTGGTAATTAGCTGGTCAGCTATGTTATAAGGGAGATTATTGGCTTCATTTAAAAATAAAACATCTCTTCTTGGGCCGTGAGCCTTGCCAAACTTGTCAAAGGATATAAATTCAATAAAGCTTCCGGTCGGAAAAGTATACTTAGCTGGCTTGCTTATCCAACAATTCTCATCCCAATAGTTATGAGCCGTCATTATATTCTTAAAGTCCCTAATAGCTCCCAGCTCTAAATGAGGCACACTTTCAGCAACCACCGTAATTACTTGATTTTTAGTGCTTTGGGCATAATCTATTAACCAAACCAGAATAGATATTGTTTTACTGGCAGAAGTTCCGCCAGCAACAGCCCTAATCCTCTTTTTTAGGTTGAATATCTTTCTCGTTGCCGTTGTATCCTTGAATAGAAAATCCGCCATAAATTGGTATGCTTTCAATCTTTTCACCGCCCGATGTTAAATCTTGGGCGGGGTTTCCTTCTGCCATTTTCCAAATTGTTTCCTTTGGAAGTCCTTCTAAAAAGGTTTGCCGTTCTTCATCAGTCATACAAGATAAAAAATCACGGCAATATTCTTTTAATGTCTTTCCTTTAGGTCTTCCTTTGGGATTACCGCTTTGTCCTTTTTTCCACAGCCAAGGCTTGTTTTCGTTCTGATTATCAGTTTCTTCCATATTGACAAACTTTTAATAAAGTGTTATTTCTTTTTTCCTTTTTTCTTTCCGCAGGGCATATAATAAAATGTTATTTAAAAAACCCACTTATCTATGCTTTCTCCGGTGGCATTATAATATCTTGCAATTAAAGCAAATCTTTCTTGAAGCTTGTAAGACTTTTCGGGATATTTATCGGTAAATCTTTTAAACTCCTCAGAAGACAGCTCTCTTCCTATTTTGTTTTTCCAAATTTTATTATAATCCTCTAATGTCATAGTTATTTCTCCTCTACTACACAACCTAAAACCTTAGCCTCTAAATCAGCTTCGGCCTTGGTATCAAATACCTTTACGATTACACCTTCCTTTAGAACGATATACTTACGGATTACATCAACTTCGTTATTTGATAACTTCACTTCTTTTTTTACCGCTTCCTTTAGTTTTTTGATTGGTTTCATATTGTTTATTTAGTAATTGAGGAATCGCCCTTAAACATACAGGGCAAAATAAGTCATATTTAAGATACTTATATTCGTTTTTACACTTTGGACATTTCATAGTTAATGGGGCTATATACCGCATATCTACGCCATATCAGATAAGGAGATGTATCACTTACAATACTTCTCCTCGTCCAATACCGCAGATTAAACAATTGGGAAGTTAGTTATCAGCAAGCGTAGCCCCGATTCTTCTTCCGAAATAATCTACCTTTGGGGCAAAGATAAATTATTGCGGCGGAAGAATAACGCTATACCTTTTAAGCCACTTGTATCAGTCTCGCAAGTTGCTTATCCCGAGAGTAAGTGAGTTGTATAGGACTTTATGGGAGTTGAACCCACATTTGCCGATAAGCCCTTAAAGGTCGCTTTAGTTAAAGGGTTAGGCGACCTTTCCCCTCTCTTAGAGAGAAGCTAATTAACCCTATTTTGAGAATAACAGTTATTAAAATTGTCAACCTAAAATGGTATACCTAAAATAAAAAAAAGCCCGTATTTACTGGACTTTCTTAAAAAGAATTGGTATACCTATTTCCATATTTTTCTTTGCCACCTTTGGGGCAGTCTTCTACTAATTGGCTGTTTAGTTATAAAAGTAATTACAATCACACACCACCGATTAGGGAGGTCATTAAAATAACAGTCCCTTAAGCACTCATAAGCTACCCAGCCATATTGTTTGATAAAGCGGTCTCTTGCCTCTTTATTCATACAATCTTGTCCCCCCAGCGTTGCCTTATTTCATTATTCTTTATTCTTTTCCACTTTTTAATAATGATTTTGGCAATTTCACTCTTAGGATTCTTAGAAATCATAAAATTATCCAGTAGGGTGAGCTCCTTACGGCAGTCTTTATGTATCCAACCCCAGATTCTTTCGGGGTAATGACGATATTTTCTATCTACAAAAATCATATCGTCTTCGTCTAAGGGTCGTTCGCACCATTTACATTTCATAATCCTTCCATTTATTTATCAACATCTCGGCACAGTCAACCTCTTAACCGCACCGAGGTGTTGATAGCCGACCTAAGTCAGCTATCAGAGTAAATGGCTAATTACGATTGTTAGCCATTTTATTATTTACTTATGGGGTAAATAATGTAAGGTGAATGGCGAGATATTCCGATAGGGAGTAACCGCTATCTGACAACATCGCCCTATGATTAAAATAATAAAGAAATATACAATATAAATATTATAGTAATCACTAATAAGAAAAACTGAAAATCTGTCATATATTTAATTTATTAGCCCTAATAATTTGTTCGGCTATTTCCGGTTTTAGTGCCTCAATTTTGAGATTAATATCTTCTTTCAATCCATTTACTATTTCTCTTATTATAGCTTCTTTAATTTCTTGATAAGTGGCATAACTATTTAAACCAGTTGTTAAAAATTCTCCATAAAACTCAATTATATCTTTTTCTGCCAAAGTATTAGATTTTTTTCTTTTAAATAATATTTTATTTAAATTCATATAGTTAATTTATTAATAAGTATTGTTAACCAGTTGATACGCTCAACTGGCAAAGCGGTTGTGTGGCTAAAAGCCACTTCTTTTGGCTTCTTCAATCTGTTCTTCTTCGGTTAGTCCTCCTTGGGCTTCAAAGCCTTGTCTGCGTTGTTGTTCAATACACTTAGGGCAAGCGATATAGGTTATTACACCTTCCGCTTTTCCCTCTCTCCAGACTGTTCCGTATTGGATACGGTGGCAAAAAACACATTGAGTTGTCATTCGTCCTCCTCTCTTTCTTCAACCACACATTCTTTTTCCAATCCGATAGCTCCCCAGATTTCATAACGTTCCTTTAGGGTGTCAAGTAAATCTTCAAGGATAATTATCAGGGATTGGAAAGTTTCAATATTAAAGAGCAATATATCAGCCAGCTCATCCGAGATGCTATCTCGTTTTACCAGCTCAATCTGTTTGTTTACGCCATACTCAAGCACTTTTTTAAGCTTGGTGGCTAACTTAAGGGAGAGGTCAAGGTTCTCTTTCATATAACTTCGCCTTTCTGGTAAATATCTGCAGGATTTCTACCGCTTGCGTCAGTGTCAGATCTTTCATAACTACTAACTCCATAGCCATAATCACTTCTTCTGGGAAGTCGGGATAAATCTTATGCAGACATTCGTGGCAAATAGTTGAAACAATTTCGCCAGCGTTCGGGTTAATCATAACCGTATCATCATCCAACATTCCGTAAAACCGCTTGTCTTTAAACCAGACACACCTTGTTTTACGGCTTCTGAGGACTCCGATAATCTTCAAATAGTTCGGTGAATGACTCATTTTCCCTCCTTAATCATCGCAAACATAAAGTTGGCTATGGCGTAGCAGACAAAAGCAATCGACATTCTCCAGCTTCCGTCATAGCCATACTTTACGCTTGCGAACAGGTAGAGGATTCCGGCTAAGAAAACAAACCAGTTCATTACTCCTCCTCATAAAACGGAAAAAACTCGTGTCTTAACCGTTGTATTCCGTGTCCGTTCTTCCAGACTTCAATGATACCAAAACCCATGTGGGCTTGAATCTTTTTGGCTCTCATCCAAGAGGTTTGACCGCAGATTGTTCCGCACTCAAAGCCGAATACATTTCTGCGGAAGATTGCCAACGCCTTGTGGTAATGTCCCGACAAAACGATATTTGGCTTTTCTCCGCCAGTAAAAGACTCAATCAGTTTCTGAAGTTTGTAAGAATCGGCATAGGCAGTTCCGTCATTGCTATGAAATAGCTTCATTATTACGCTGGGGAAGATTTCGACATTTGCTTCCCAGTCGCCAAGACAGACGAAGTTAGAACACTTGGCTTCAATTTCCTTGCCGACATCAAGTCCGATGTCAGCTTTCTGTTTAAACCAAAGGTCATGATTCCCGAGAATGGAATACATCTGAAATGGTGCTTCACCTATCAGACGAACCGCCTCGTTAATCTGGGCTGTTGCCCCGATATGAGCCAATTCGTAGATGTGTCCGCCTCTTCCAGACATTCCTTCAGTTAAATCACCAGCACAATAAACGACATCAATACCTTCCTTTTTGAGATAAGCACACATTCTGCTCCATAACTCATAAGAAAAGTATTTACTGCCAATGTGTAAGTCCGAACAATAGCCAAACTTAACGCATTTGTTTCCGAAATGGTGTTTAAAGGTTTTAACCTCGGCTTTTCCGTTTAACCCCTTTAGGATTGCTCTCTTTTCTGACGCCGAGAGCTGGCTTAACTGCTCGTCCATCTTTTTTTGAGTCGGCATCTTTCTTCTCCTTGTTGATTGTTAGATTACACCTCCGACAGTAAAACACTCCGTCAGAGGTCTGATATAGGCTTGAAAAACATTTGGGACAAATCATCTTACCTCCTCATGTTCGTAATAAATCGTTATTCCGAGTTCTTGGGCATAATCGTGTTCGGCTCTTGCTCCTTGGGACTTTTCCCAGCCTTTCATCATCACCACAATGTCGCACCGAGAAAGGATTACTAAATCCCCTTTCAGTATTTTTCTGTCAGGTATTGCTCCGTCAAGCAAAGCCGTGTTAAGGTGCGGACAGATGACCGCATAACCTTCTTTCCAATACTTAATGGCGACTGCTTCCGCTCTTCTGATATTTTCTACTGTTTCATGAATAGTCTTTGCCCGATATGGTCCGGCAATATAAACTAAAACCATTTTTACTCTCCTTTAAGTTGTAAGGTGCTATTTAGTTTCCACTATATTTAAAATTCCTTTATCAATTTATATAAAGTCTTATAACTGTCTATTCCGATTTTCTTTCCGTCAGGTAAAATAATAATCTTCTTTTTAGAAAACTCAGCGTTTCGTTCGTAAAGCCAGTATCCCAGCCAATCATTTTCATCTCCGCCCATTGCTATCCTTATCGTATTCACTAATAAGGTTTCAATCTCTCCCAGAGAAATATAATTAAAATCCGTGTCTATTGCTTTGAGCTCCTTGTTAATATTGTTGATTGCGACTTTAATGGCCAACAGCCTATTAAGCGTGTCTTCAAATTGTTTAAGTGTCATATTTTATTTATCTTGTTAAGTAAGTCGTTAATATAATCACAGCAATCAGGATGCTTAGTATAATCTTTCATTATCAGTTTAATTATTTGTTCTCTTAAATCTTCTCTGCCGTCTATCCAGCCGTTATGAAAAGATTCAACTCTTTCGTCTTCTACCTTTAGTTTTCTTATATCCTCTTTCATTTTCCAATTATTAAGTCCAATTAAACGAAGTAATTTCATATTATATTCCATTAACCAAGCTGTGCTGGGGGTTAGTTAATCCTTAAAATGCTCATCTAATGAATGAATATAACCATTAAGATGAGAAAGCCATCCGTGAGTTTCAACGCACTTATCATCAATTTCAATCTGCTTATTAAGCTCATCTAAAATCATAACCAATTTGTCATACCACTCTTTGTTTATTGTTATTTTTTTCATACATTCTTTATTTAATTAGTTAGATGATTATTTGCTCTTGTATAGCCGACAACAGATTATGACTCTTAGGCGCGCCTATTCATAACCCTTGGACTTGCGGTTATCGGCCGTAAAGAACAAACAATCTACTAATGCCAATCGGTCAGCTAGACACAACTTTCGTTATGAATTTTCTGACCGACTGATATCAATAGCCGAAGCTGATATAGACAGATATTAACTTACCGGTATTAGCCATGCTTAGAAGCTCTATAGTAGCGACTTATAGCTTATTATTGGACTAATTAGTTAATACCTGCCCGTATCAGCAAGTCATATTACTATGACTTTGCTGAGTTTATTTCTATAACCGATTAAGAAAAATAAAGGTAATAACACCAACTATAACCGATATTGTCATTATTGTAATTAATCCGAAAATTACTTCCATATCTTTAATTTATTTATAAGTTATTTATCTCTTAAAAATTCTATTATATCTTCAATATTAGCTATCATTTTATCCATTTCTATTTCGTAAAATTCTTCTTCCGGATTGATTGAGTGTATTGCCATTCTAAGTCGTTGGCTCGGACTTCTTTTGCTTTTTGCCAGTATGGGTTTTTTAGTTCCTTGTTTGACAATACAACTTCCGTTAATTTTTGCCCGATAAATCTTGTTATAAGTTCCGTCGCCATTATCTTTTTCGCTTTCTTCGTAAATGTCAGCTTCGCAGGTAATAAGTGTTCTGGCTTCTCTATCAAGCGGTTCTTCAATGTCAGCCGAGAAAGTATTAAGTTTTATTTGAAATCGGTCAATATTTTTCGGTTTTTCCATATAAGTAATTTAAAACTTCTTCATAGTTTGGCTTAACGACTTTCTTCCACCTCTGAGTAAGTTCTTTAAGCCATAGACTGCCTTTAATTGAAATCATTTCTTTTTCAAACCAAGACGGGCTTTCGTGGGCTGATTTAACCGACCCCTTATGGCACGAATAACAAAGACAAATTCCATTAGGCAACCAATATCTCGTGCTTCTGTTTTTTCTCCCATAAAAATGATGGGCGTTTAAAGTTCCCGATTGTTTTCCGCAAAGCTCACACCTGAAGTCAGCATTTTCTCTTACTTTTAAACTCCACAAAACAAGTAATTTTTTATCTTGCGACTTAAGCATAATAAGCCGATATGTATTTTATCCCGTCCCGATTTTCGGACATTCTTGGCTTGATAAGACCTTCGTTAGTCAGCTCACGACATCTGCGAGTAAGATTATCCGGTTTTCGGCTCATCTCCTCCGCTAAGGCATAAAGCTCGTCAAAGCTCGCTTCACCTTGAGACTTGATAAGAAATAAAATTGCGCTCTTTAAGCTCATATTATTTTTTTAGCTTTTAAGTCTTCTTTTAAGACATCTAACTTTGATTTATTTTTGAAAAAAATGCTTTCTTTTGTATATTGTCTTTTGGTTTGTCTTTTGTTGTTATCATTTTTGATAACACTTTGTATCTTTTTTGATAACACCTCATTATCTTTTTTGATAACACCTAAATCACTGTTTGCTGTTATCTTTTTTGATAACACCTTCCAGCAGTCAAAATCCTTATTAATTTGATACATATTTCCAACCCTTTTTGACTTCTCATTTCTGGTGATTTTAATAAGATTCATTTTGACTAACTTGACTATTCCCCTATAAACAGTCGGCCTTTCAAGACCGGTTAATTCAGTAAATTGAGAAAGAGCAATATAATCAAATCTTTTGTTGTAGCCCCAAGTTTTGCGTATAATTACATCTAAACATTGCCTTGCTTCACCGGATATTCTTATGCCACAAAGGGCTTCCATTACTTCGTTAGCTATCTTTGTATAGCCATTTTCTATTTGCGGATTTGCCATATTGTGCGTGTTAATTCTGTTATGATTTAGTGATTGCTCACGCACAAGCAACCACTAAACCAGAACATAATCAGCTATTAAAAGTCAATTTTTTTAGAACAAGACCATAAACTTATTCTTCCGGCTTTAATTTGCTTAGCAGTCCAGTCAGAAGAGAATTTCGGGTCAAGGGCTTGCTTTTTAGTTATGTCAGGATGATAATGGAGGTTAATTTGGAAAAGTCCGATACTTGGCTTAGGAAGAAAAGTATCGCCGACAGCATTAGGATTAAGAGAGCTTTCACATTTGGCGAGTTTAATCATTAAATCTTCGCTTACGCCGTATTCTTTGGCTGAGCTTCTAATAATTGATTCTATGTCTTCGTGGGGGCATTCTACGACAGTTAAACCACAAATATCAGTTGGCAACTCTTCTGAACCAGCTTTTAAGACAACAAAAAGCACACCCAACAATACGGCCATTAAAACAAAGATAAATTGTAGTTTGTCTCCTTCCATAGAGTTTTATCTATCACCACCCGTCAGTTAGAATTTAACCTTAGTGTATTTCCAGCCATAGCCAGAAACTGCTATTGATTAACCCTCAAAAACTTCGCTGACGGGCACTGATAGACAGCCGAATTTAATCGGCTTATCTATCTATTGACATCTGTTAGGGCAAGAATAGAAAGCATTATACGCTTTACCTGATTTACTTATTCCTGCCGGTATCAGCTTTTTAAATGAACCACACTTATCACAAATAGGAATTTCACCTTCATCAACCTTAGCTTCGTGCCTTACCTCTTGATGGACTTCCGCCCCGTCTGTGTCTTTATCAGTCACTAAACCCAGTAATGAAGATAATGCGTAGCGTCTGATATAGGTTATTCCGCTTCCCAATACCTGAAATGGATTCATTCCTTTAAGTTGAACATCTTGCGGAATATTGGTTTCACTTTCAATAATCTCTCCGGTTTCAATATGGAAAACAACTGTCTTTAAAGAGCTATTATTGACCGCTTGATAAAACCCTAAGCCGTGCTTTTTCATTAAGGGATTTATCACATCAAGGATTGTCGGCCAATCAGCATAACTGTATCCATAACCTTGAGTTCCTTTATAAATAACTGGCACTTCTTGCTGAAAGTCAGCTAATGCCTTATAGAGATTTTTCATATTTTTAATCCTTTATTTTTTAAAGTTCTTTCTACCGAGACAAAGTCGTAATCAAGCATTTTTCCTATAATATATGAGGCTTCTTGTCTGGTTAGGTTGTCTTCTATGAAGTCAAGTAATATCTGTCCGCTATAATCAGCTCTTGAGTCGGGATATTTTTCATTATTTTTAGGCAATTTATTCTTAATTACCCCCCCGCTTTCACCACGGCACAAATATCCAATCATTGAAAGTTGCTTATCTGTCGGCTTCATATTCCCTCCTTTCCCCATACTTTAGCTCTTGTTCTCTTATGGTTTCGCAGATTTTCTCATTCTCTTCTTCTTCGTCTTCAATTTTTACTTTTGGTAAGTAGCACATTTCGGCTAACTTATTAAATTCTTGATAAAATCCCATATTATCTTATCCCTCCCAAGACTAAAGCCCAGAGGACTGTTAATCCGATTGAACCGATGATGAAGTGCCAGACCTTTTGAATTAATGTCGGCTTTAAAAGCGACATTTCGTGTTCCCGAGCTATTCGGGAGTTGGCTTTCCAGCCTAAAGTGTTGGTGCGTGTCATACTTTTTTGTTTATTAATTAGTGTAGAGCGGGAAAAGGGTTCAGCAAATCCCGCCCCGCACCAATTAAAAAACTCACAATGTTTAATTGTGAGTTTTTAAAAGCTAATTTTTAAACAAAAAAAGCCCTTTTAAAAGGGTTTAGTTTTTAGATTGACTTTCCTCTGTTATACGAAGTTTATCAATCTTATACGACTTACGAACCCTTTTTAAAAACTCACAAGGATTGAGTTTTAAAGTATCTATAATAATTATATCACCGATAAAATATAACGTCAATAGAGTTATCCACAGGCATAAATAAATAAAAACAGGGGTGGTTTAGTTCCCCTGTTTTTAACTTCGGCTTATGGAGGTTAAAGCGACATTACATCCATTCTATATTGTTCTGTTGCCTTAAAAACCACCTTTTATGAGACTTTCTACGCTTAGTGGTATAATTTACCATTTTTTGCCCTACTGACCCTATAATGCCCATTTTAGGGCTTATATCCCCTCCCATATCCTCAGTAAAGCGATTTATTTCCCTTAATGGAATAACAACTGGCTCACCTCTTTGATAATCGGAGTCTAAATAACCGATTTTATAACCAGACATTCCCGTTCGCTTATCAATACAAAGAGTGTCAAACCGTCCTAATGGTCTGCCACCCTTGGGATTGGCTATATTTATTAATGCCATAAATTCTAACCCTTTCATACTTCCCCCCAAAGTAAATTTATGTTATTATTAATTTGCCAGCCCGCTATTGGCACTAACCCGCCAATATGGCTGGTAGCACGCTATTCTCCCTCCTTATAGGATAGCGTGTTTTTTTTGACCTTTAATAATGTGCGATATTTCACCTTATAACAAATAATTATAACTGTCAACACGCAAAAAGCCCCACCTTGTTAATGGGGCTTTTTACTACTACACGACTCACCTCCTGCACAGCGAGGTGGCGAGATTTAACCAGCTTGTCGTGTAGGGTGGCTATTTTTTCAAAGATTTACCGCCGAAAGTAATTTCTTCTCCAGTGACTGCTCTTAATACGAGATTGATAAGCACCAAAATTGATGCTTGTGCTTCGGGAGCGATTACAAAGTCGGTATAACTCTGAATAATAATAGCCACCAAGGCGATTGCATTGACCCAAAAAGTTTTACTCAAATAAAATTCTTTTTGCATATATTTATTTTTTATCGCCAATTATAATGGCGTTTTTAGTTAATTGATTAGCGTCCATATCTTCAAAATTGTTGTTCACTGGCTTGCGTAGGTAATCCCAAGGAGTAATATCACCTTCCCCTGTTAAGATTGATTTTGCTTCCGTTCCGCCGTAGTAAGGCACGCCGTCTATCGCCTCTTGTGGCACGACAGTAAAGGCGTTCTTAGCGGTGTAAGGGAAATTATTAATCTTTAAGAAGGCGAGGTCGTTCTTGTAGACGCATTTCATACCCGCTTGAATTCTAAAGATTGCCGGACTATTATTTCCTCTGACATTTTTGTTATCAAATCTATCAATTATGTCTTGAGCTGATAGTTTTTTGTTATATTCAATATCTAAAGTGGCAAAAGCACCATACTTGCGGATATAATTGTCAAGGAAATCAAGGTTGATATAGAAATCTCCGTGGTCGCCCCAAGCACCTGAATAAGAGTTTTGAATAACGGCAGTTTCATTTTTCATCTTATAACCCTTACCTGCGATAGCGTGTCCGCCAATAAAATATCCTTTAGTTCCGTTAATTATCCAAGGTGCTTTAAATCCTCCGCTTTGATTATATCCGCTATACCAGTCAATACCTAGGTCCACGATAAAGCCTTCATCAATCGCTTTTAAATACTCGTCAGCGTTTTTAATCAGCCAATATGACTTAGCCCTATGGTCGTAATCGGAAGTCTGAAGGTTTCCGCCATTAACATAAGAGCCAAAGTCTAAGTTAGTGTTCTCTCCGCCTTTCTGTTCGCCTATCCCCCACTTTACTAAGACATCTTGAGCGTTTCTCAGGTTTGCCCAACCTTCCCAACCGCATAATTTATTCCAATAAGCTCTGGCGGTCAGATTTTGAGCTGACAAGACTACGCCCTCTTGGACTTCCTTACAAACAGTGGCGGACTGAAAAGAGCAGTTATTAAGCCCTTTCTGGTCTTTAATAGATAGAGTCGGAATAACAAATTCATCGTGCTTCGGAGTATAGCCAAAAATATTGAAGAGAGAACCGAATTGAAAATCACGGCGGTCTGGCGGTAGAGGTTGTAATCCTTTTGTGGCATATAATCCTTGCTGGTGTAAATAGAGTAATGTTTTGTTTATCATAAATGTTTAGTTAAAAAATAAACGATTAAAGAACCGATAGCCCCTCCTACTAGCCCCCAAAATCCGATAATGGTCTTGCCAGCTCCCTTGCCTTGCTCTACTATTTTTTCCATTGTCTTTAGTCTGCCGTTGTGTTCTTTTAAGGTGGCGGTGTTAGTAGCCAATTCTTTGCAGATGTTGTTAAACTTTTCGTTGATAAGTTCTTTTAGCCCGTCAAACTGAGCGTGAAGCACTTTTTGTTCCTCCGACATATTGCTATTTTATTATTTCTATTGGTTTAACTTCTTTAGTCAATACTGAAAGCTTAGCGGTAGCGTCAGCCAGAACCTTTTCAGCTTCCGCCTTTTTAGCTTCCAGCTCGGCGATTTCTCTTTGTTTGATTTCCGCTTCTGCTTCTGCCACATTAACATCGTCAACGGATAGTAAAGCGGTGATAATATTGTCCCTGTCATTGAGAGATAAAAAAGGCACTTGATTCAATATCTCCTCAAAAAGTTTGCGTTTTAATTCTTTGTCCATAGTGATTTGATTAAGTTAATAAGTTTATCCCAAAAAGATAATTTAGCCTCGCCTTGATAGCCGAGAGGATAGCATTCGTCTTCATCGGCCAAGTAATATTCAAAGCGTCTGTTCTCAGCGTTCCAGAATTGCATTACATTATCCTTAACTCCGTCTTGGTGATACTTCCTAATACTATCGCAAGACTCATCAGTATAAGAAACGTAAGGTGGGTCAATACCACCAGTAGCGGTTATCTTGCCAGTCACTTCAAGATTTCCTGCAATAGTGGAAGTGCCAGTGCCTTGGACATCAAGTAGACCTTCAATATTCACATTAGCGTCCCCTAACAATTCCGCGAAGTTAAAAGTATAAGTCTGATTATCGTATTCTATTTGTCCGATACTCAAAACATTATTTCCCACAAAATTAACACTGGTTAAGTCATCGTCTTGTGTATCATAAACACTAAAAGCATCAGCCCATAAGCCAATATTTCCGAATGAGCCCTCTGAATAGCCTCCCAACATTGAGTAATATCCTAAATCACCTTGTTCTGAAGCTGTTAGGTCAACCTCACTAATTCTAAAATATCTATTAGTTGAAGTTCCAGCATATAAATCGGTTTCTAATGGTTTGAAATTAGCACGAGTGACAGGAGTGGAAGAGCCAGTTGAGGTTGAGTAAGTTTCAATCGTAATACCGCCTATCCAATCGTCTTCGCCTATTTCGTTCTTTACTCCGCAAATTTCTCCCATACGAGCTAATCTGGCAAAACCACTGTCGTTATAGGAGTCTTTATAAACTGTGCAGATTTTAGTATCTAAACTTGGAGCAACAAAAGCTCCCGTTGCCAAAAATGCTTCTTTATGTCCGGTCTCAGTTGAAGTAACTGCCGTAATGGCTGAGAAACCTCCCAAAGATAATAATCCGTTATCATCAATCGTAAAAATATTATAAGAATCTGTAGATTCATTAACAAACGCTATAAAGGGATTGGTATCATCGCTGGCTAATATAAGATTTTCTCTAATCATTACATTGTTGTCCCCTTCGGAATTAACTCCGCTTATTGTCGGATAAATCACATCACTATAACCATTACCATTAATAGTAAGATTATAAGTAGTAGAGGTTGACATATCCGGCTTAAAAGTAAAGGTTTGAGTGCTGGTTAAATATTCTATATTCCCATAAGGCTGTAACAATGAAGAACCTGCCATAGCAATTAATGGAGCTCCAGCGGTGGTATCGGTAACCAATAATCCTTTTTCTATGGTTCCTAAATTAGTATCAAGTCCTAAACCATTATTATTTTTAAAATTAATTCTTGGTAAAACTAAAGCATCACCACCGATATAATCGTAGGTGTCAAAATAAACATATTCATCAGCCGAACCAAATTTAGAATTTATCCCGCCAATGACACTTCCGGTTGAGGTAATATTTCCCGTCACCCTTAAGCCGTCTGATAATGCGAAGTCATCAGTTGTTGCTCCACTCCAACATAAAGTATGATTTGACGAATCAGTATAGATAAGACAACTATTAGTATTAGTTGTTCCATAACCAAGATAAGCACCGCCATTAGATACAAGATTATTAGTTGCCCAGAGAGTCGGAGAATAAACCGTATCATCAAAGTCATAAGAATTAGCTGCCTGAAAACTCATAACATCGGTATCTTCCACTGCGGTAATAGTCATTAAAGCATCACCATTATTGTCCATAAAACCAATATTAGCATCACCGCCAGTAAAGAAAGAGTCATTATCACGAAGATATAAACCATTGTTAATCATCGTGTAGGTTTCGCCGAAAGTTGAATCAACACTATTTATCATTGGCACAGTAAGAGCAGAAGTAGTAAATAATTCAATGTTCGCCACAACATCAGTACTGCCAACAGTTAATATCGCACCACCCGATTGATATGTCGTTGTTGTGCCATACCCGCTTATTGTAGTAGTTGCTAAAGTAGTAGAACCAGCCCTAAAATCTCCACTGACATCTAAACTATAAGTTGGCGTTGAGGTGTTAATCCCTACCTTACCACCAGAACTAACAACTAAAATATTAGTATTAGTGGTCGTCCCTACTTGTAATAAGTTTTCTAAAGCATTATCGGATTGGATTGATAACTTATAGTTAGGCGTGCTTGTCCCAAATCCCACTTTGCCGTCAGACAGCCAATTCCAGAATGGTCGGTATTCGGAAGCACCATAATATACGCCATCTTCTCTTAGTCCGGTAAGCGGATTAGCTGAAACAGGCTTGACCTGTGAGAAATAATTAAGATAGGTGTCAACAGCAGTAGTATTTAGCTCCCAAGGAACGACGACATCATATTCTCTAACCGCATCTAAGGTAGTCCCGACAGTATACATTTTAAGTCCATTAGGTCTCCAGGCAATTCCCGAAGGTGAGGTTTCGGCGGCGATAGCGTAGTTAATACGATAAGCAGCGGTCGTTACATCCCAAGCAACCCCTAAACGATAAACATTAACATCATCACCAGTTGAACCGTAAACATACATCTTATAGCCGTCTTGACTAAACTCTATTGCAGTTGGGCCGGATTCCTGACCTGCTACCGAAAAGACTGTTGAATAAACGGCTGAAGTAATATCCCAAGCAGTAGAAAGATTATAGATATTGACATCATCACCAGTTGAACCCATTACATACATTTGAGTTCCGTCTGGCTTGAAATATAAAGCAAGTGGGGTAGCTTCTTGTGCGGAAACAGAAAAAGATACGCTATCATAAGCCGCCGTTGACATATCCCAAGCCGAAGACATTGAGTATTGATAAACAGCGTCAGTATCATAGCCGACTACCCAAAACTTTAAGCCGTCAGATTTGAAATAAAAGCCCTGAGGATTATCTTCGCTTGTCCCCGTATCAACAGCAAACTGCGAAACATACGAAGCAGTAGAGACATTCCAAGCCGTTCCGAGAGTAGAATAAGTAATATCATCTCCAGTATCTCCTAAAACAAACATCTTTAATCCGTCAATGCTAAAAGCGACATCAGACGGGGCGGTTTCATAGGTGGCGGTGGAAGTGGATTGAAGATAAGCGACATCAGTAGTCGTGCCTGTTTCCCAAGCTCTGCTTCGTTGTAAGAAGACAGGTGAGTATTGAACAGGGACGGCTTCGGTGGCGGCGGTAGCGGCATAAGATTGAATACCAGTCGTGCGATTAGTTCCTATTGAAGAACCAGCTTGGCTAATAGCACCAACTTGAGTGTGTGTTCCGTAAAAATAAGTTCCTCCGGAAAGAGATAGTTTGTATGAGTTGCTGGGGGCAGTGGCTATTCCGATATTTCCCTGTTCGTTTATTCTAAACGCCGCCGTCGTATCACCGGCATTGGCATAAACGCTTAAAACATTGGTTGTGTTAGGCACCGTCAGATAAGCAGTCGGGTGAGTGGCAGGGTCGGAAGTTGGTCTAACCCTAACTAAATAGCCAGTATAACTATCAACAGTATCAGTTGCCCAATCAACAGGCGGAGTGAAAGTTACTGAACCGTCAACGCTGAAATTAGTTGTGCCATTAGTAACAGTTAAGTCAGCCCAGACACCAGAGCCTTGCGAATACTGCCAAGCATAACTGACAGATGAACCAGCAGTTGCTATATCAAAATAAATCTCGCTAAAAGTGGTATTCTTACCTACCCACATATACTCAGTTGAGGAGTGAACGCCAACAATATAAGCCGTTCCAGCCGTGATTTTAGCTTCGGTAGTATTAGTGGAAGTAGCACCCAGATAATAAGTGGCGACATAATCAAAAGCGTCTGGCTTTTTAATAGTTGTTACGGAGTCGGGAGTTGAAGTTCCAATTCCGAGATAACGAGTAGTCGTAGCGGGATAAAGAGCCGTGCCAGAATCAGTCCAATAACCATAGTTATTTATGTCTAACCAATTATCAATATAATCGCCATTAAGACCTAAAACACCTGATACTGAAGTTGTAGAAACATCTAAATCAATTACATCACCATTATAAACATATAAACTTCCTAAAATTTCAATGGACGCATCTCCAGCATCATCCCAAAACTTAACTTGTGGAGATTGAAATGAAATTATATTATCGCCCATATCAAAGCCACTATTATAAGTAAGAAACTCCACCCCCTGTTGACTTAAATCATAATAATAATCATCTGTATCTATGATTGTTAATCCACCATTAACAGATAAATCACCGTTGATAGTTGATGTTGGCGTATATTTTCCGTCAGATTGTCCAACTAAAATCTGACCCTCTGAGGGTGCTGTTCCCGTTCCCGTTCCGCCTTGATAGGGAAATAAAACAGTTGCCCCGAATAAGGTGTTATCAGAAATATTGTCCGCAATGGTGTAAGCACCAAAAGCGGAAGCAAAGAAAACCAAGATTGATAAAATGATTTTAGACATAACGATAATCACAAAGTATTATTGAACCGCTGGGAGGCGGAGTTATAAAAGTAATTGTTTGACTGGCTAAAGTATAATCTTCGGTAATTCTCATTCTTGAACCATTGACATACACTTTAAGTGAACCAGTCTTGGGAGTATAAGCTAAAACAAAATCGGTATTTGCGCCATTAACATCTCCGGTCGGAGTTTCGTCATCGGAAAATTTAAGAGTGCTATTGATAATACTGACAACCTCCGAGGTTTCCACTCCCCCTCCTCCCCTGCCAAAGTATTGAACCTGCGATGAAGGAAGGTTTTTAATATGCTTAGCGTCTATTTGAAATTCTTTCTTAACAGGAAGAGAGTTTATCTTTTCAATAATCTGTTCGGGAGTATCGGGTGAGCCATCTTTTCCGTCAGCTCCGTCCTTTCCGTCAAAGTAGTCAACGCCCTTAATTGGTGTAATTGCGTCAGCTCCGTCCTTTCCGTCAATGCCATTTTTTCCGTCTTTGCCGTCCTTTCCTCTTTCTCCTCTGTCTCCTTTTTCACCCTTATCACCTTTATCCCCCTTAATAGTTTTAACCTCGGAAATAGAGTTTTCCACAGCCCTAATAGTTTCATTTAATTCGCCTTTTTTAACTTTTAATTCTTCTGAGAGATTGTCTGTTTTTTGCTTAATTTCGCCAATTTCTGCGTCTATCTTTTCGGTTAAATCATAAACAAACGACTTGACATCGTTATCAATTTCCAACATTTTTTTTATTTTCTCTGTTGACATAATTATTTAGATGTGGTATTGGTTAAGTATATGGAATACCTACTCGGAGCAATACTTGGATTTTTAATTATCCAATACATACGAGATAATAAGGATTAATTTTAAAACACTTTTTTATGTATGGAATAATCTTTTTAGTTTTCGCAGCAATCTTATTTCTGGCCATTAAAATAATCGGCCAGATTTATTGCTTTCTAATCAGACTAATCAATCCATCTCTTAAAAAAAGGGCAATAACTATTTTCTATATATTATTCTTAATCCTGCTAATAATTCTTATTATTTCTTTTCCAGTATTGTTAATACCAATTCTCTTTGTGTGGTTAATAATTGCCGGTTATCTTGCTTGGCTTACAAGATATGAAATTTAATTTATTTTAATCTCTTTAAAATATTAGTTATCTCTACATCAGAATTACTATTTATTGCTTCCTGTAATATTTCTAAATTCCTTTTCAACACTTTTTCTAAATCAAGGGCATTCATTGTTTTATAACCAACCCCACGAGGAAGCAGCCCCCCTATAACCCCACGAACAAAGCCACCGGTAGCTAAATCAGTTGCCTTTGTCAAATAATGTCCTAATTTCTGTAATAACCCCATTTCTGATATTTTATTTCTTAATCTTGTAACTTCCTTAATATTTTTTTCAATCAATCTCTGAGTTTCAAAAAGATTACTCATTGCCTCATCAGCCTGCTTAGCAATTTTACCAACTATCCCCTCTCGGGATAGTTCTTTTAATGAACGACGAACATTCTCATACATTCTCGCATTTACACTTGTGAGTGCCTCACCAGTCTTACTAAATGCCTTAGTTCCAAATTCAGTTCCATATACCCTTGCAATGTCATTTATCTCAAGTTTAGTTAATCCCTCGCTATTAGCCCTTGCTACTAACTCCCTAACATTAGCTAATTGAACATTATCGCCGATTTTTTCATATAATTCTTCAAGCTGACTAAGTGCTGTCTTAACAGGATTGGATTCAATGATTGCCCCAGACTGGCTTGATTCTTTAAGTATCCAATTATCTAAAAGTCTTTTGGTAGTGTCTTTTCCTAAATCTTCATCTACAACAACCACTAAATCGTTTATTTTTGATTTTATCGCATCTCCAAGTTCCTTAAATGTTTTAATTCCGGCAGTATTCAATTCGGCTAATCCCCTAATTCCCTGCTTAGTTGCTTTTTCTGTTGTTGATTGTAAAATTTCTCCTGCTGCCTTTAATGCTGTTGGAGTTCCTATTGCCTTCTTTAATAATGGTTCAGTATTTCTTAATGTTTGACTTCCAACATCAACCGCAGTTGAAACTCCTCTCTGTGCTAATTTTGTTCCAGTTTCCGCCGCTCTTCCTAATAACTTAGTAGCAGTCTTGCTTCCAAAAACATCAGCCGCTAACATTCCAATATTAAAGGTTGCTTCTAAGTTTCTTGCCAACTCAGGATTGGTTTGTTTTAACTGTTGATATGCTTCAAAACTTTTTTCTATTGGCGGAAGTTGAACAGCCTTTGTTACTACATTTTCGGCAAAACTCTTTACCTTTTGTTCTTGTTCTGGGCTCAACCCAGCTTTTACAAGACCAGTAACAACATCACCCAAAATATTAGAAGCACCTCCAGATACTGCACCCATAGATTGTAAAAATCCAGAAGCAACCCCCGTTTCTCCTGCTTGTTGTCTTTTCTGTATTCCGGTAACATTATTCCAAGTATCTTTTAGTCTTCCTAAAATTGAGCTACCAGTTTGTTTAATGTCTTGCCCTAAATCAGATAATCTGCTGGTGCTTAATGGCTCTGGGCTTGGAGCTTCAACTACCGTTTCTACTCCAATTTGTGAACGATACATCGGATACCTTTCTAAAATAGAATCAACCAGAGTTTCATCGTCTATTTTAGACCACTGGGGGTATTTAGTCTTTAATCTTTGTGCAAATTCTTGTCTTGTCATATTTTTTATTTTTATGCGTAAGTTAATCCTGTTATTTTTGAGATTGGTATCTCGTGTGTTTTAACTTTTTCATCTAAGCCCCAATTAGAATCCCTGACAATCGCCTTATCTCCCTTAACTCCTAGAATAAATCCTGTGTGTCCGGTATCCTTGTATGGCATAACAAATACCATACCAGGGGCGGGATATTTGATTGCCGGATTCATTTTAGACATTTTAGACTGATAACTATCACCTAAGCCCAATCCCGTTATCTTATTGACGAAACGACCACATTGACCTGCTTTTTGTCCATCATTGTAAGATGTAACCTTGCTTAGTGTAGCTGTTGGTGTTCCGCTACCACCCTGATTAAAACTTACTTGTAATGGGTCTTTAGCTTCCCTAATTAATTGCTTATAACCATTTATTAAATTAGTAACTTCTGATTTAAAGGCATTTTCAGTAGTATCAAATCCCTTAAGAACACCGTTTTTATCATATAATGCTCTTGAACCTATTGATGTTGCTGCTGATTGTAAAATATTAAGTTCCCTATCTGATAAAGCACCAAAAGTAGCTCCGTCCTTTTTGGCGTTAATTAAATTATTTAAAGCTTCTTTAGAAATCACCTGCGATGCTTGCATTAAAAATGCGTCTTTATTTCCAAAAATATCAACAATAGGAAATCTTGATAAGGCATTTGGACCAACAGCAGAGTTTAATCCAGAATGATTTAATAGACCCTCTAATGTTCCAACCATTTTTTCAGCCTCAGCAATCGCCTTTTGTGACGGCGGTAAAGAATTAAGGGTAGTTACAACTTTTGTTTTTAATTCTGGGTTACCAGTAATATCAGAAATCTTGGCTTGTCCGTTTTGTATAGCAGTTGCCCAACCATAAGCTTCAGGGTCATATTGTTCTATTACAACATCGTCTGGACCACCACCGCTAATTCCAAGCAATTCATCACCAGTAACCACTCCATATCCGTCAACATAGAAAATGTCTTGGCCTTGACTATTTTGTCCAATCTTAACTGGAGAACCACCGGAAGACTGGACTTTTAATTGTGATAGATACGAACCGCTTCTAATTATTGCATCTTGAGTATTACTTGATGACATTATTTTTTGTAGAGTGGCTGTATCAGCTCCATTTTGAGCTGCCGCAAGCATAATATTCATTACACCCTCTTTTTCAACCATTTGTTCTTGTAATAATCTGGTTCTTTCACTAAGTAAAACATTCTGTTGGTCGGCAACTTTCTTTTCTTCAGCGGTCATTATGTCTCTATTCATTTCTAACTGCATTTGTAAAGCCTCCAATCTATTCATTTCATCGCTAAATTCCATTTGGATTGTTTCACTAATAGTGTTTTTAGCCGCCGAGATATTTCCTTGTAGGGCTTGAGCTACCGCTGAAAGACCGCCTAACTCTACCGCCTTTTGGCGTTGTAATCGGTCAACTTTACCGCCAATAATGGCGTTTAAAATAGGTTTTCCCGTTTCGTCTAACATTCTTTGGTCAAAGGCGGCGGTCAACTGGGCGATTTGAACATTTAAGTCGCCTAATTGTTTTTGCTGTTCGGGTAGTCCTGATTGCTGAGTAAGCTCATTATATCTTTCAGCTTGAGAATATGGTTTGTTAAGATATTCTTCCAATCTTGCCATTAAACCTGATTGCTTGGCTTCCGCAGTCTTATATTGTTCGCTTTCAGGTTTCATATTTAAAATACTTTGCAGTCCATTGGAAGCGGTCAATCCCTTGACTATGGAATTTAAATCAGTCGGCTCGGGTGGGGTAACCGTCTTTACCGGAGTCGGCGTTGCTAAAGAAGACGCACTAACCTGCTTAGGGACTTGGTAGCCATAAGTCTTTTGAGCATAAGCCAAATTGTTTAAGTCTGTTTGACTTGCCGTTCCGCTTGATTGTCTTGAAGCGGCGACATTAAGCTCTTGTATTTGCTTATCGGTTAGACCTGTGGCAGGTGTGGCAGGTGCGACTGGCGTGGTAGGTGCTGTCGCAGTTGGAGTCGCCTGTGCTGTCGGTTTCCAACCATAAGTCTTCATTGCGTAATCAATGTTAGCTTTATCGGTAGCCGTTTGACCGCCAGACCTGTAATACGCAGCGTTAAGCTGGTCAATTTGTGTTTGAGTTAGTGCCATATATTATTATTGTTTATGCGGGAATAAATTCTTTCCAGACATTGTTGATATTAATCCAAAGCGAACCATTGTCTTCAAAATAAAACTGTTCTTTAAATTCTGTCGGGGTGTAAGTCGGATGTCCATTTCCGACTTTTTTTACATCCCTTATTTTAGTAATAAAGGTTTCAACTTCAATCTGCTGAGGGACAAATAATTCGTCCGGATTTACCGCTTTAAAATTGTCAGGTTGTTTAAGCTCCATAGATTTGTAAATCAAATATTGAGATAGGGAAGGCGTTAGTTCCGCCGGTGATAACCACTTCTACAAAAATCTTATTAGAATAAAACCCGTCAACATTAAACCTTACCGGTTCGTTTAAGTCATCAATAGAAACGGTCTTAGTATCAGACTTTCTAACATTAATTATTTTGATATTGGTATTTTCTGTGGGAGCACCAGAAAGAGCTGGTGAGATTGTCCAAGCTTCGCTTGAAGTTCCTTGATTGGTAATAGCGGTGATATAAGACCTTTCTCCGTCAGTAGCGGTGGTTTCAGATGCGGAATTTCTAAAGAATTGTATTTCATTTCCAACCTCCATATATTTCCAAGTATTTCCAGCTATATTTATTGTTGATGCGGTTGAACCGGCCTTTACCTGTGCTCTTGAAAATATACCCTTGTGAGCATCACCAACATTAACAGTAATAGTGACATCATCAGAAACGTGATTGGTATCAAGTATCTCCTTAAGATTATGAGATATGTTTAAAGATATTTCTTTTATTTGCGTTGGCTTATCAAGAGCAATAAGGTGAATTAAAGACCTATTCAAATAAGCAGTTGCATATTCTGGGTTTGAAGAGTATTGAGTAAGATTTCCTGAAGAACCAACCAAAGTAGCGGTATTTGAGCTTATTATCTCAGAAAATACCGTTTCTCCATTTCCATATCCCAGTCTGGATGACGAACCGGCTGACATATTAGGAAACCCAAACCAACCATAATCAAAATTAAAAACAACCAAACTAAAATAGTTTCTACAAAAATTATTTACAGAATTAGCAATAAGAATTTGATTATTATAAACAACCATTCCGTTAAAACTTGGAGTCAAGTCAAGTGATGACGAAGCATAGCTTTTATCAGGATAATCAGAAACTTTTTGAATACTCCAACCATCAGTAAAGAATAGTGTGCTATTAACCATATACAACCAACCATTCTTATAAGGTTCTAAGGTGTAAGCAATACCGTCAATATTTAAGATATTATTCCAGCCATCAGAGTATCCGTCCCATAAAAGAAGTTGACCTCTGCCCTCCAATTCCGAAGCAACAAGCATTTTTGAACCATTAACCGAAAGATATAGGGCAGTGCTATTTACCGGAAGTTGTTTGTATTCTTCATCGGCGGTTGCTTCATCAGAAGCCAACTGGGCGATATAGTTATTAAAGGTCATCAAATAATCATCACCATATTGCTCTATCTTTCTATACTGGACACTTCCGGCAGTATAAGATGTCCCCAAATCAAGCTTATCATCAATCCATACTATAAAGGGGTCATTATGGTCATTAGTTAATACCCCAGATGCCGAAAAATTAAGAGTGTCATTAGTGGTGCTTGTTGTGGTTATTGAAGTGACAGTGTATTCCGCCCCAGTATCAAGATTAGTTACTTTATTATGAGTTGATTCTCCAACAACTACCCCCAATGTTGCCCAATTTCTACCAGCGGTATCAACTATTTTTGTCGTTCCTGAGGTTGATTCGGCAAGACCGTAATAACCAATACCCATTCCATTGCAGGTTGAATAGACAAAATTACCACTATTCATCCTTACAACCGATGAATGATAAGCATAAGAAGTATCACCGCTTGATGGTATTGAATGTAAAAGTCCGTTATAATCTCCGCCCTGTTCGTATTTAAAAAACTTTCCTCCGTCATTTAACAATAAAAGATTATTATAACCATACTCATCTGTGTAAGAACAAATACTCTTAATAGTAGCCATTCCTGAAAATCCTGTAGTGGCTGAATTAACCAATGAAAACGGCCTAATTTCTTCAGAAATACAAGAATTACCACCAATATTTTCAGCCATAAAACCATCGGAGTAATAAATACCTCCGTTATCACTCATTCCAGACCACTTGTCTATTGTTATTAGCGGTTTTTCCATATTATTTTAAGTAATCTTCTAAGTCTTTTTTTTGTTTTTCCCAATCGGCAATAGTGGCCTGATAAGCCGTGATATTAGCTTGTAGGTCAGAAATCTTGGATTGGATTTCTTCTACCGCTATCTCTTCTTCTTTGACGATTGTTTTTTCTAAAACAATATAATCCTTGCCGTCTTTAGTTATTTTTTTCATATTTATTTTGAATCGTTAGTATAAGATGATGTTGGTTTAGTCCCATTAGTCCAGCTTGAAGTTGGCTTAGTTCCGTTAGTCCAACTTGATGTTGGTTTAGTGTCATAAACCCAAGAGCTCTCATAATAAAGGGTTACATCAGTTCCCGTTAAAGCAAAACTTCCAGAATCAGCCGTCATTGAATAAGCGAAGGGATAACCAAATCCAGAACCACTATTATAAAGTTGAGTTATCTCGGTTGTGCTTAATGCCCTGTTCCAAATAGCCAACTCATCTATCAATCCGTCATAACTTCTATCAGTAGCACCAGCTCTATTGCCAATTCTTAAATCGGTGGTGGTTGTAATTCCTGATAAGTCACCAACATTAGCCGAACTTCCTGAAGCAACTCCATTAATGTAAATTTGTCCAGTTCCGTCGGCTTGAACGGTGACCACTACAAATTCCCAAACACCATTTTCTCTTGTCCCTGAAATAACTTGAGTTCCGTCATTTACCTGAAACATATAATCTCCACCTCTGGTGCAAAGATAATATCCACCAACGCCAGATAAGGCTGAGCTCTTATCAACTATTCTTCCAAAATTAGATTCTCCGCCAGTATCAGCATAAATCCAAGCTGAAATAGTAAGCCCTGAAGTTGTCAGTTGTGAGGCGGCGTGTGGCACATTAACATAATCAGTCGTTCCATTAAAAGAAAGACAAGTTAAAATCTTTCCTGTTGCCGTCATTGCCGAAGTATTTTGAGAAGCAGTGGCATTTGACTGAGTTCCTGTGCTGTCAACAACGGTGGTATTGGCAGCATTCTCATCAAACTTGTAATAAGCTATTAAGCCATCCCTTAAATTCATATTAAGCCAAGGTTAAGGCGGTAGCCCCAAAGTTAATTAAAAAGGTATCTCCTGAAGCCATTGTCAGTGATTCTTCATAATCATAATAGCCAATCAGTTTATCATCGGTTGAAGTGTCGGAATAAATATAAACATACCTAAACGGCCCAACAGCTCCCGTAGCGGTTAAAGTCAAATCAGCCAAAACCAAAGAATAAGTCCCAGAAGTCTGAGATGAGCTTGATATAGTCAAATTTAAAGGAGTTGCCCCGTCAAGATTGGTATAACTAATTTGAGTCAAGTCTGATAATTGAGTCCAAGTTGAAGTGTGTGCCGTATTAGTTAGGGCAATTTTTAAGGTATCAGTTCCAAGATTAAACGCTTTTTCCGCCAGTAACTCAACAAAAGAATTTATTTTATTAAAGGTAGCCATATTATTTATAGGATTGATAAGCCCTGCCAAGTCTTCTGACAGCGTCTTTATTTCTTAATGAATAAAACTTCTTAATATCCTCCTCAAACTTAGCCCACTCTTCTCTTAAGAATTGAAGTGTTGGATTGGTTGGAGATTTGATTTTAAGCCATTCAATAGCCGTTCCAACAGATACCGCTTCGTGATAAGAGAAGCAAA